ATTTTAAACTCTTGTCTTTAATAGTGCTAACAGTGAATCAACAGCACATCGGATTGTGATAGCCAATATTATATAAAGAACTCTTTAGTAAAACCTTTCTAAAAGAAAGATAATTTTAAAATGAAAGATGTGTCTCCAAGCGTAGGCGACAGTACTGTCTCTGAGGTGGTACCGGCACCTAAGAAAAAAAGAGGTCGTCCTCCAAAATCAGAAATACAAGCAAAATTAAAGCCTGGTAAACCTGGTCGTCCTAAAGGTGATTACACCAAAGCCAGAGAGTTAGCAGCAAGGATGCTTGTAACTGATAGTGAGAGAATGTTGCACACCTTGATTAAGATGGCCTTAACAGAGGGACATCCTAACCAAATGGCTTCTCTAAAGATGTGTCTAGACAGAGCACTACCTATTAGTTACTTTGAACCTAAAGGGGAAAGTAACAACAACCCTGGCATTGTTATTAACATCAGTGGGCTAACGCCTAAAGAAAACGACACAATAGATATAACTGCTGGGGATATAACAGATGTCTGAACTTAATTTCAAGTTACTAAACTGGCAGCAACAAGTATTTAAAGACGACACTCGATTTAGAGTTATTTGTGCTGGTCGTCGTACAGGTAAGTCAAGACTTGCTGCAATCACTCTTATTATTGAGGCTCTAAACTGTCCTCCTAATTCATCAGTAATGTATGTTGCTCCTACATTAGGTCAAGCTAGAACTATTATGTGGGATTTGTTGATGGAACTTGCTCGTCCTGTTATAAAAAATAGTCATGTCAACAACCTTGAGTTAACACTTGTAAATGGTAGAAAGATACTATTACGAGGTGCTGACAACCCTGATGGCCTGAGGGGTGTGTCTCTAACTTATCTTGTTCTTGACGAGTTTGCGTTTATTAAGATGGACATTTGGGAGAAGGTGCTACGAGCCGCTCTGTCTGATCAAAAAGGTAGGGCAATGTTTATCTCTACTCCTTCTGGTCGTAATCACTTCTATGAACTATTTAAATTAGGACAGAGTGGTTCAGACCCTGAATGGAAGTCTTGGTTGTTTAAGACCATTGACAATGAAACAATTGACCCAAAAGAGATCGATGCTGCTAAAAGAACACTAAGTAGTTTTGCTTTTAAACAAGAGTACCTTGCTTCTTTTGACAATGCTGGGTCTGATTTGTTCAAAGAGTCTTGGATGAAGTTTGGACCAGAACCAGATTACGGTTCTTATTACATTGCAATTGACCTTGCTGGTTTTAAAGAAATTAGGAATGCTGTATCTGCCCAAGATAAAAGACTAGACCAGACTGCAATCGCTATTGTAAAAGTTAATGATGAAAATGAATGGTGGGTAAAAGACATCAAGATGTTCCGTAAAGATGTTGAAGCAACTGCTTTAGAGATCATCAAGATTGTAACAGAAACATCCCCTATTTCTGTTGGTATTGAAAAAGGAATGGCAAGACAAGCAGTAATGCCTTATCTTGAAACACTGATGAGGCGCCATAACTGTTATTTCCATGTTGAGGAGCTTACGCATGGTAATAACCGCAAGACAGACCGTATTGTCTGGGCATTGCAAGGTCAAATGGAACATGGTAGAATTACATTTAATACTGACATTGATTGGACTGAGTTCACAGACCAGTTACTAATGTTCCCATCGACACAGGTTCATGATGACGGTTTGGATGCTCTTGCGTACATTGGACAGATGACTACCAATGTGTCTTCCTTAGACTTTGAAGAAGAAGAGTGGGAACCTTTAACCACAGTAGCAGGTTACTAATGAACATAATCACTCGCAAAGAAGCAAAAGAGCAAGGATTGACTAGATATTTTACTGGAAACCCTTGCCCTAAAAACCATGTTGATGAAAGATACACATACACTGGTCAATGCTGTGTTTGTGTAAAACAAAAGGCTAAAAAGCGACAAGCTGCTTGGAGAGAAGTTAATAGAGAACAACATCGGAAAGAAGTAGCAAAATATCAAAAAGAAAATGGAGCCAAAGTTACTGCTTACCTAAAAGAATGGAAAAAGAACAATCCAGAAAAGGTAAAGTTAAGTTCCAAGAAAAGCAGACAAAAGAACAAGGCTTCTCGTAATGCTAATACAGCAAAACGACGAGCTGCTCGGGTAGACAGAACACCAAACTGGATTACTGATGATGATTTGTTTCTAATTAAGGAAGCATATGCATTGGCTGAACTACGAACTAAAACAACTGGTATTGAGTGGCATGTGGATCATATAGTACCACTACTAGGTTCTACGGTAAGCGGATTACATTGTAGTGAGAACCTTCAAGTTATCCCTGCTAAACACAACCTATCAAAACAAAATTCTTGGAACTGGGAGTTACAACAATGAACACAAACAATCAACTGGCTTCATGGGTTCTTGGTCAATGCGAAGAGTGGCGTAACCACAGAGATACTAATTACCTTGAAGACTGGAAGTCCTATGAGCGTCTATGGCGAGGAATTTGGTCTGGTGAAGATCAACAGCGTAGCTCTGAAAGAGCAAAGATTGTCACTCCTGCTCTACAACAAGCAATTGAGACTCATGTAGCAGAGATTGAAGAGGCAGTGTTTGGCAGAGGTGAGAAATTCTTTGATATTACTGATGATCTTTCTGACCAACAGAAGGTAGACATCGAAGCAGTCAAGAATCAGATGACTGAAGACTTCAAGAAAGACAGAGTTAGAAAGTCTATCAGTGATGTTATTCTCTTGTCTGCTGTCTACGGCACTGGTATCGGTGAAATTATCCTAGAAGAGAAGACAGAATTAGCGCCAGCAATGCGTCCTATCGTTGAGATGGGCCTTACTGCTGTCGGAGTAGAAGAAAAACAACGATTCTGCATCAAACTCAAGCCTGTAAATCCTAAGAATTTCCTTGTAGACCCCAATGCTATGTCGATTGAAGACTCTTTGGGTGTTGCTATTGAGGAATTTGTGCCTCTCCACAAGGTTGTTATGGCTATGGAGAGTGGTGTATACGAAAAAGTACCTAATTTATCGTCTACAGCAGTAGATACTGACCTTGAAGCAGTACAAGAAGATGTCCATCAGCAGCAAAATAGGGTAAAACTGATGCGTTACTACGGTTTAGTGCCTAAAGCACTGCTGGATAACGCATTTGAAGACAAATATGTGGACCTGATGGCTGAAGGTGACGAAGATCTAGGTGCTTATAGCGCTGAATTCAGTGAATTGGTAGAGGCTATCATCGTTATCGCTAACGATCAGTACCTCCTCAAGGCTGAAGAAAGCCCCTATATGATGAAGGATAGGCCTGTGGTGGCTTTCCAGAATGATTCCATGCCTAACTACTTCTGGGGCCGAGGAATCGCTGAGAAGGGCTATAATATGCAACAGGCTATCGATGCTCAGGTACGAGCACACCTAGACAGCCTTGCATTAACCACTGTACCTATGATGGGTATTGATGCTACTCGTCTACCCCGAGGTGCTAAGTTTGAAGTTCGTCCTGGTAAGACCATCCTTACCAATGGTAATCCAGCAGAGATCCTTCAACCATTCAAGTTTGGTAATACTGATCCTGGTAACCTAGCCACTGCTAAAGAGTTTGAGCGTATGATGCTCATGGCTACTGGTACTGTGGATAGTGCTGGTATTCCTGCTGCTGGTGCTGATGGGCAAGGACTCAACCCTGCCATGTCTGCACTGATTAAGAAGAACAAGCGTACTCTGGTGAACTTCCAAGAGCAGTTCTTGATTCCTTTTGTGAAGAAAGCAGCATACCGCTATATGCAGTTTGATCCAGAGCGTTATCCTGCTGCTGATTACAACTTCACTGCTTCTTCTAACCTTGGCATCATTGCAAGGGAGTATGAGCAGTTGCAATTCATTAATCTATTGAAGACTCTTGGTCCTGAGAGTCCTATTGTTCCTCTTGTCCTCCAAGCAATCATTGAGAACAGTGGATTGAACAACCGAGAGCAGTTGTTGGTACAGTTGCAACAGTTGGCCCAGGGTGATCCTGCACAGCAACAGATGCAACAAGCAGCAATGCAGATGCAAATGCAGAGAGCACAACTAGAACTAGCAGACCTACAAGCAGATGTACAACTTAAACAGGCTAAGACACAGTCTGAGGTGGTTGATACTCAACTTAAACCTGCTGAACTACAAGCCACTATTGCTGCTTCAGCATCTAAGTATTTAGGTGATGCTCAAGATCCTACAGCAGAGTTTGAGCGTAGGATTAAACTTGCTAATGTGGCTCTGAAAGAAAAAGATATTGATACTAAGAAAGAAATTGCTCAATTGCAGGTATTAGCAGCAAGAGCAAACTAAAAATATCTTGACATTATAATCGCATTGTGGTATAATGCTATTATTAAAAGCACTCATTGGAGATAATGCTTGGACAGAGAACTACAACAGTATTACGACGAGAGATTCAGTTTATTTGCTACTAAAGGGTGGCAAGAGTTACTAGAAGATCTTGAAGCAATGCTAGAGCAGTATGAAGATATTACAAAGATCCCTGATGAACAGACTTTGTGGTATCGAAAAGGACAAGTAGATATTCTCCAGTATCTGTTGAACTTGAAAAAGTTAACCGAACAGACATACGAGGAGTTATCGAATGAAAATACTTAACGATTTTCAATGTGTCAAAGGACACAAAGAAGAATACTTAGTAGAATCTGAAGTTGATACTGTGGTGTGTAGACACTGCGGTAACGATGCAAAGAAACTACTAAGCGCACCAAGAAGTAAATTAGATCCGTTCTCTGGGGATTTTCCAGATGCTCACACTAATTGGGATCGATTAAGACAATCCAAGATTAAGTGGGAGCGTAAGACGGAGCAACATGAGTGGATCTCTAAAGAGACAACCAAATAGAAACTTTTCCTAAAATGCTTAGAAGGCACAGGAGACAATATGGCTGAGTTTATTGATGATGTAGACAACCAAGAAGAGCAAACCCAACAAGAGGCTCAACAGGTTGAAGAAGTGCAACAAGAAGCTCAACAGGAGCAAGCAGTCGAAGAAATTCCTGAGAAGTATCAGGGTAAAGATTTCAAAGAGATTGTTAGGATGCACCAGGAGGCTGAAAGGCTAATTGGTCGTCAAGGCTCTGAAGTTGGGGAACTTCGTAAGATTGTTGATAACTTCATCCGCACTCAAGCAACGAAGCAAACTACGCAAGAAGAGATTAACGAAGATGATTTCTTTGCTGATCCCAAGACTGCTGTAGCAAAGGCAATTGAGAACCATCCCAAGATTAAGCAAGCTGAGTTTGCTGCTCTTGAGATGACAAAAGCAAAAGCATTACAGACTTTGCAAACTAAACATCCTGACTTTGGTAATGTAGTTACTGATGCTGCTTTCCAAAACTGGATCAATGCTTCAAAGGTACGATCAGAACTGTTCGCAAGAGCAGACAAGCAATATGATGTTGATGCTGCTGATGAACTGATCTCTACTTGGAAGGAGCGTCAAGGTTCTGCAAAACAAACTGTTGCTGCTGAAAAACAAGCTCGTTCTCAAGCCATTAAAAGTGCTACTACAGCGGTCACTGGTGGCAGTGATGAAGCACCCTCTAAGAAGATCTATCGGCGTATGGATATTATCAAACTGATGCAGACTGACCCAGATCGGTATGATTCTATGTCTGATGAAATCATGCAAGCCTACCGAGAAGGTCGAGTCAAATAATCTAAACAATTTATGAAAGGATTTTAATCATGGCAAACACTGCCTTCGCTCCAAATAATGCTGTAGTTAAGTCGGCTGTTGATACCGCTGGTTTCGTACCAGAGATTTGGTCTGATGAGATCATCGCTGCATACAAGAAGAATCTTGTTGTTGCTGGTCTCGTCAAGAAGATGAACTTCAAAGGTAAGAAAGGCGATAAAGTCTATTTCCCTGCTCCTACTCGGGGTACGGCAAATGCTAAAACCGCTACCGATGCAGTCACCATCCAAGCTGCTGGTGGTACCGCTATCGGCATCAACATCGACCAACACTACGAGTACAGCCGTCTGCTTGAGGATATTGCTGAAGTTCAGGCCATGTCTTCACTGCGTCGCTTCTATACCGATGATGCTGGTTATGCTCTCTCCACTCGTATTGACACTGACATCCTCCGTCTTGGTCGGGGTGCTCAAGGTGGTACGGCTGGTGATGCTGACTATGACAAAGCATACCTCGGTGGTGACGGTGCTACCCTGTATGTTGACGGTTCCAACATTGGTACGGATCTGACGGATGCTGGTATTCGTCGAGCCATTCAGCGTCTTGATGACTCTGATGTGCCTATGGATGGTCGTTTCCTTGTTGTTCCTCCTGCTAGCCGTAACACTCTGATGGGTATCGCTCGTTTCACCGAGCAAGCATTTGTCGGCAATGGCGACACCATCCGTAACGGTCAGATTGGTGATGTGTATGGTACGAAAGTCTATGTTACCACCAACGCTGATACGGCTACTACGACGACAACTCGTATTGCTCTGATGGCACACCCTGAAGCATTTGTGCTGGTTGAGCAACTTGGTATCCGAGTGCAGACTCAGTACAAGCAAGAGTACCTTGCCACCCTGCTGACTGCTGACACCCTCTACGGTGTTGGTGAACTGCGGGATACCTCGGCAGTTGCTCTCGCTGTGCCTGCTTAATAGTCAACTTAACCTACCCAGGCTCTAGTGGTCTGGGTAGTTTCTAACACAAAGGAGACTAAAATGGCTGCAACGAGCGTTACCGTCCGTAGGGACAAACAACAATTCCAAGGTGTGTTCAATGAACTGTGGACTGCCAAAGGGACTATCGACTTTGCTGAAGTTGCCGATGGCGATGAAGCTGTGGATACTATCGCAGTTCCTGGTGTTAAACTTGGTGACATGGTTATCAGTATTGCTGCTGTGCTTGATGTTGCTGATCTGGGTTTGACTGCTGCTGTTACTGCTGCAAACGAAGTAACGGTTCAAGTATGGAACAATACCGGTGGTCCAATCAATCTTGGTTCCGCTGTATTTAAAGTGGTGGTTGGTCGTCCCAACTTCTAAACTTATGCCCTAGCAAGTCTAGGGCTTTTCTATTTGTTTTATTGCCTAGTAAAGTTAATAGAAAAGCCTTTAGGAGATTAAATGGCATTCTATCGTGGTGATGGTGGTGCTGGTACTGGTAACATTGAAGTACAGCCTATTGCTATTGGTGTAGGTGGTACTGGTGCTACTACATCTGCCCAGGCTCGTACTAACCTTGGGCTAGGCACTGCTGCCATTTCTAACACTGGTGACTTTGCTACTGCTGCTCAAGGAGCCTTAGCAGATTCAGCAGTACAACCTGCTGATATTGGTACCGCTGCTGCTGAAGATGTTGGTTACTTTGCCACTGCTGCACAGGGATTACTAGCAGATTCAGCAGTACAACCAGGAGATCTTGCTGCTGTTGCTACTTCTGGTGACTATGATGATTTGAGTAATAAACCATCATTGTTCTCTGGTGATTATGATGATCTTACTAATAAACCAACACTAGTAACAGCGCTAGATGGTTTAAGTGATGTAACAATCACCAGTGCTACGAATGGTCAGACTTTACAGTACAACGGTAGTGCTTGGGTTAATACTACTGCTGGTACTGG